TTAATATGAATTTTTCTAAATGTTCTTGGTAATCTCTGGCTTTGGCATCTTGATTGACCATATTACCATTACAATGAATTTCAAAGAGATTTGGTTTAATGCCACGAATTACTTTGTAATGTTTACTTCCAATAACAAATTCAATCTCGACCACACCATTGGCTTGATTAATTGAGTTTAATAAATTAGGTTTATTGATTTTACGAAATGGTTTACCAAACAGGCCAAAGCATAACGCATCTAACATAGTAGATTTGCCTGCACCATTGGAACCAATCACCAATGTATTGGATGACCTATCTAATTGTATTTCTGTGAAGTAATTACCAGTTGAAAGTATATTTTTCCAACGAACAGTTTTGAATTTAATCATACATTCTCTAAGTTTAAAGCATCATTATAAAGGTCACGCATTATAGATTTTAATTTATTGGAATCTAAATTTTCAGATGTTAATCCATCTACATATTTGTTTAATATTGTCAAAGTATCTTCAGCCTCATTGACTAAATCTCCTTCTTCAAATTCAAAGGTATCAGTAAATTCTTCTACAATTTGTAAATCGACTGGATTAACATTATACAATTTATTTACAAACATGTCAAATAAAAATGGATTTGTTTTATTAACAACAACTACCTTCAAATACTTTTCTGAATATTGGGAATAATCAGCCGTTGTAATATCTTGAATTGTAGATACTTTGTCATCATATGATATTCTGTGGAATATTTCATATGGATTTCCAATGAATTCCAAATTTCTAGATTCTAAATCTAATATATGGAATCCTTTGGGGTCATTGTAATCTTGCCATGTCATTTGATACGGACATCCAAGGTAATGTATTCCATCAGCAGATGATTTGTGGTGGTAATGTCCAGAAAAGGTCATATCAAATTTACGAAACATAGACCTTTCTAGTCCTTCATCAGAAGGCATTCCTTTGTGCATTTGGAATCCAGATATCTCGAAATGTCCCATGCAAATTTGAGCAGATGTGTTTTTGATTTCTTCCAAACATTGCGCATAATTGTCTACACAAATCCAAGGTATCATACAAATATCATGTGTAGTTTCTGCAAAATCTAAATGTATTGTTTGCGGAGTATCATATACAGTTATGTTGGTATATTCTCGCAGAAGCAAATCTACCGAGTTCACATCATTGGTATTTTTATAAAATGTATCATGATTACCAGCCAACATATGAACTTCAATGCCCATAGCCTCAAGTTTATCAAAAAACATTTCTTTAGTGCGTTTTAATGAATAGAAGTTTACATATTTTCTTCGGTCAAATGTATCACCAAGAATTAATAATACTGTAATGCCTTCTTCAATTAATTTAGGAAAGAAAATGGTTTCATAAAAGTTTTGAAAGAAATTCAAAAACGTAGGTGAATCATTTCTTGCACCAAAATGTTGGTCTGTTATTATCGCAATTCTCATAATTTTATTTACTTATTCTTTTAACTTCAGCTTCATATGCACGTTTTCTCAAAGTGGAACTACTCCATGGATGTTCTCGTTGGTGGTAATACAATTCAACATGATTATCAATACACCATTTTTTACCAGTAAAATCTTTTTCACGATATTCATCACCTAAAAACCTAATATGAATTTTGCGAGTTTTTAATATGTTTAATAAATCTTCTTCTGTTTCATAAACAATAACTTCATCTACATATTTACAAGCCGAGACTTGGATAAATCTTTCCAAAATACTTTGGACTGGTTTGTTCTTGGAATCCGGTCTGTCTATTGTGGGGTCAGTTTGTATTGCAATTAATAGATATTCACAATGCTCTTTCTCTCGTTGGAGCATTGTTACATGACCAGAATGGAATAAATCAAACGTACTGCAATTAAATCCTATCTTCATATTCTTTCACCATTCAATTCAAATACCATTGTATCACTAATCTTCAAAGATGTCAAGTTCTGATTTTTTCTTTGGTGGTTTCTTAGCGTCTTTTGTTTTTTCATAGTTGTAAATAAACTCCATAATATTATCATACATTTCAAATTGTCTATTAGAACCACCTTCCATTTCTAATAGATGGTCCTCATCCAACACACCAAATTGTTCTGTCGATTTATATTTTACATATAATTGACGTTTTTCTTTAGCGATTCTTCTTAAAAAGGCAAAGTATATAATTTGTGTAAAATAGGCAAATGGATTTTTAGATTTGTCGGGGTCAAAGTTTCTAAAGTACATAACACAATTTTCAATACCATCAGCTACCATTTCATCACGATATGTGTAACCTAGAAAATTAGGTTTGTGTGATAGACCTTCTGCAATTTTCATAAAACATTCACCTATGTAATTTGGAATAATAGGTTCTGGTTTATTTTCTTTTGCATTATCAATACACTTTTGTTTGTATGTGGCTAATGCTTGCAATAAGTCAGGATTATTTACATAATGTTTTCTTTTCTTAGTTGCCTTTGGAACTATTTCTTTTTCAATTGGTTCTTCATCCAATTCGTCCTCGGTCAATTCTGGAAGTTCCATCTGATCTTCAATACTAAGTTCGATTTCTTCTTCATCAATTTCCATAATTTTTCACCTTTATTTTAATATTTGCTTGCCAAACTCTTGCCAATGGTGTATACTGAGTATGTCCAGTTTAATAATAGATAGAACTAATATTAATGGACACCACCATTGTCCTTTGCTCTCATCAATTGTTTCATTAAATCATCTGTTGCTTGTGCAGCATCAAAGTCATTATCATCATAATTATCACCAATCTCATCCTCAATGTGTTTATCCATATCTGTTACAACATTCATATAATATTCAGAAAACATAGCATTTGCATCTGACATAAAAAGAATATCAGACATATTCAATATTGTTTGATTACCAACAATCACACCTACTGGCAACCAGAATCCCATTTGTAATGTTTCTTTTGAACTAACATTAAAATACATGGGAGACTTAACTAAAATAGTTTCTGGTGTTAATACTTCCACAGAAGCGACAATATCTTCACTAGATTTAAATCTTATTATTTTTATATTATTCATTTTTTAGCTCGATTTTATAAAGTTTATATTTGAATTGTTCTTCATTATATATATCAATTCTTTCCATGAAATGTGTTAGAGTATAGTTTGTATAATTTTTATGTCGCATATCATCAGCCATATCATACAGTGTGGCCATATCTTTGTTATCACCTTTTCTTAAAGAACGACCAATCGATTGTAATACTCTAACTCTCGATTTAGATGGAGACCCTGATATTATGTTATGAAGATTTCGAATATTGGTACCAGTAGAAAATGTACCATATGAAGCCACAATAATTGCATCTGTTTCTTTTTCTGTAATATGTCGTACTTGTTCACGTTCATCAGTATTAACTCCGCCATGGACAAAGAATACTCTACGATTGCCAATATTTTTAGAATCCCTAATCATATCATATAATACTTGACCATGTTTTTCTACAAATTGGTACAATATTAATGTATTGCCTTTTAAAGATAAGGCTAAATTTCTAATAAACTTGTTGCGAGATTTATTGAGTACAAGGTACTCAATTTCTTGTTGATATGTAGTCTTACCAGCCATCAATTTACAAATTTCATCATCATGTTTTAATACCAAACATTTAATATTTAAATCTGCTGTTTGTTTGTTTTCAATTAACTCTTTGGTTGTAGTCACCTTACGAACAGCACCAAATAGTCCTTCTAATACCAATTTATGAGTTTTGGTACCATCTAATGTACCAGTCATACCAATTCTATATTTGGCATTAGTACACTTAGTTAAGATTCCAGTTAGAGATTGGGCTTTAAATAAATGGGCTTCATCTCCAATTACAAAATCAAATTGGTCAAAATATGATGCATCTAATGTGTAGATGGATTGCCAAGTTGTAATTATTAATGATTTACTGGAGTTTTTATCTCGACCTTGATAAACATAATGTACATTATTTTCGACATTCCAACCATTGGCAGAAGAATAATCTTGGAAGTCAGAATACAATTGAGAAACAAGTGCTGTTGTCGGTACAATGACAAGGCCTTTTAAATTTTGAAAATCTATTAATTGTTTGACAATAAGATAAGCAATTAATGATTTGCCAGATGCGGTAGGAGATAACAATAATGTTCTTCGATTTTGCATTGCATGAATAAAGGCATCTTTTTGATAATCATATACACCAATTGGATTGCCTCTAGAATGTATGTCTAATCCATCAATAAACTTGTCAGCAATGTATTCTGAAAAGGGGTCTTGTAAATCTGGTCTAGGACTACCATAACAAATAGTATAGTTTCGTTCTTCACAAAACTTTTCAATATAAGGTAACAAACCATAATATAATTGATTTGTTCTTAAATCGAATAATCTAATTTTTCCGTCCCAAATCTTATTACGAAATTTAGGAGTAAATTGATATCCAGGAACATAAAATGTAAAGTAATCAGAAAGTTCTTGTGCAAAACCTCTGTCACACTCGACCTTTAGATATACTTCATTTAATTTGGATATTGTATATTCAGACATTATTAATTACCAGCAATGAATCTTTCCCAATCGATAAATGATTTGATAGTCCAATTTCTTCCACTAATTTCCTTCATAATCGATTCACATACTGAAATCATTTCATCGTGATACATTTTCTTTTCTAGAATTTTGATTAATTCATCATCAGATTCTATGTAAGTTGTTATATCAGATTTGAGTACATATCTAAATGGTTCCCAACCTAAAGTTGATAATTCATCCTCATCCATTTTACCAGAATAGTATTCATGTTTTAACTTCTTCATACGATTATAGTTGTACATTAACTTCTGTCTAGCTGCACGATGTGCAACCAATATTCTTAAATACCTGTTATGCAAGGTAGGAATCTTTAATAGTTCCTTACCAGGCTCAGTTTGGTCGATAACAGAGTCTTTATCCCAAAGTGCTAATATTTGTTCTAGATTTTCCATATAGTTTTCTCATTCAATTAGTACCATTATACATCTAAATCATTGATTTGGCAAGCAATTGTATTTTTAGGTGAAATATATTTGATTTATTTTATCGGAATGCTTGACAAACGCTTGACATAGTGATATACTTAGTATGTCCTGTTTAATAATAGATAGAACTAATACTGATTAGTAACCAGTTACCGAGTTACAATTTCTCAATAGAATAGTATGCGTACTTAAATGAAGCAGTTGCGGTCAGAATAGTGTCGGCAGATTCGGTAACATCAAAGTTTATTCCTGTAACAGATAACGGAAACATATCAGTAAAACTAATTCTGTATTTTGGATTATTCAAAGCAGACAAGATTGTAAGAGTTGCATCTGAATACTGAGGTTGTGGTGTTTGGTTCTTCCAAGGCATTTGTCTTCCTAATGCTTTATAGTCATCAAACTTGGTTGGAATACCAAGTGCATATATCCAAGATTGTATTTGTTTCCATGATTCTAATTCCTCATCAATATTAAATTCCATAGTAAAATCATCAAATGTCAATTTATTACCAGGTACAGGTAAATTTCTAAACTCTGTCGGCTGTTCAATTGAACCAATAGAAATGCCTGGAATGTTTACAGACCTACAAAAGAATTGAGTACCAGGAATTCGAGGAAAAGTAACCAAGAATTTGGTGGGTTGTAAATAATCTGTATTTTCTGGTTGTCTATCTAATGCTGACATATCAATCTCCTTATCATCTATTTATACATAAAAAAAAGGGAGAACCGAAGTTCTCCCTGTACCATTCTTTACGATGGCTTCTTAAAACTACATCAAGTTACGAACACCAAATATACGGTAGTAAACATTACTACGAGCATTTAATGCACCATTACCAGAAGTTAAACCAGTTGCGAATGGGTTTGCAACCATACCGTAACGTGTTTTAAATCCGATTTTTGGTTGGAATGTATATTGGTCAACTGCACGAACCATTTGTAGAGGAACGTATGGGCAGTAGAAAATACCAGCATCATAAGGACTTGAACCTTTGTAACCAACAGTAACCAATTCTTGGTTAGATGTATAGCCACCGAAGTATGGGTCAATGTATACTTTGATACGACCATGTAACATACCAGCAAATGTATTGCCTGTATCGTCAACTTGTAAATCAGCAGAAAGAGCAGGAGTGTAAGAAAGAACACCAGCCATAGCCATTGCAGATGCTACGTCAGATGAAACAATCATCACGTTACCTTTACCTCTACGAGTTTGTTTTGCAATCACGTTACAATCACGTTCAATTTGGAAAATCAAACCTTTGAAGCGTTCAACTGACCAACGACCGTTAGAGTCTGTATCTAAGTCAAATAGACCAGCAGTTGTAACACCGTACTGAGCACCAGCAACAGCAGTAGTGTAGATAGTACGAACAACTTCACGGTTGATTTCAGCAAGAACTTCTGTTGAAAGGATATTTGACAATTCTGTTTCAGCATCTAAACCATGAACTGCTTTTAAATCTTGAGCAAGTTCTAGTGAGTATTCAGCTTTTAAAGCACGACTTTGAGCAGTTACAGAAACTTTCTCAATTGTGAATGCCATTTCTTGGAACACTTGGCCAGATAATACACCTAATTGTTCTGCTGAAGCAGTTGACATGCCGATACCTGTTGTGAAAGCATTAGCAGTTAAATCACCTACTGGGTTACCTAATACATCAGTTGCGTTGTTACCAGCGAAACCGTAAAGGTTATTAGTAGAGTTAGCACCAGAGAAAATGGTATTAGCTTCATTGTAGAAAGCTTCGTTAGCATTCGCAGTAGCACCTGTTTGAGCGTTATAACGAGCACGCATTGCGAAAATAAGACCAGTAGGTCCAGTCATTGGTTGAACACCAGCGATATCGTAAGCGATTAAGTTAGGTAAAGCACGGCGAACTAATGAAATCAAGATTGGGTCAAAGTTTTGAACACCACCGGCTACGTTAGTAGGACCAGTTTCATTCAATTGTTGACTTTCTGAACGCATTGCTTGTTGTTGGTTTTCAAGAACCATAGCTGTAACAGCTTTTTTGTATGGGTCTTTAATAGCAGCTAATTCTGGATGTTCCAGAACTGGTTGCCATTTAGCTTGTAATTCTTCTGATAAGTACATATTATCTCCTAGTTGTTTTTATTTAAGTACTGTTTTAGAAATTGATTTTGAATAAATGTCCATTGTTGGGTCATTTGATACAAATTTTTGTTTTTCTTCTTCGATTTCAACACCTTCTGACAAAGCAGAAGTTGAAGCGGTCACAACTGTTTTAGAACCAAAGAATGATTCTTTAATTGTTTCCATTTTTACAGCAAACTCAGCTTCCGTAGTGAAATCTACACTTTCTGCAAGTGATACTAATTTTTCTACTTGGGTTTGAGTGAGTCCTTCACTTACTGTGTAAAGAACTTCATTTTTTTTGTGTTCATTAATTTCTTTTTTCATTTCAACATTGTTTAAAAGTTCAACATTAAGTTGTTCTTCAAGTTCATGCACATGAGCTGCAAGTTCTTCTACAACGCTTACTTTTTCTTCTGGAACATCAATATAATGTTCTGCGAATAAATTGCGTAAACCACCAATAAAATCTTCAACAATTTCAGCACGAAGTCCAGATTCAATAGCTAATTCGTTTTCTGTCATCCATTCTTGTACCATATATGTCAAATAATCATCAAGTTTTTCTGAGAATTCTTCTTTAACTTGTTCAATTGATGTTTCAAATTGTTCTGTCATTTTTGCTTCGATATCTTCAGCAATTGCTGTAACTCTAGACATAACAGCTGCCTCATATACAGTAGTAGCTTTTGTTCTAAATTCTTCTGATAAATCTTCGCCAGAAAGGATTGCATCGATATCTTCACCGATACCAGCTGCATGTGCGCCAGATTCGTCAGCCCATA